CCTCTTAGTGCTTGAGCTTCTTGTGTGATAGCAGATGTTGGAGCCACAAATTGTGGACCCATAACTTTAGTTAAGTCGGCTCCTTTTAAACCACCAATAGCCGACTGTAAATCTGCTAAATATGTTTTACCTGCCGCTTCAATAAACGGTGCTGGTAAAACCTGTTGTTGTACTACTTCTGCCATTATACTACCTTGCTCTCTAGGTTCTTCATAAGATCATACATTCTTTGAGCACCTTTGTTAACACTACCACCACCTGCAGCTCTGACTGCATCGGCAGTAAATACGAATTCGTTGTTTGATAACATCGCTGGGATATCATCTGCTTTTTCTTTTACACCAACTGGCGGTATAAATCCACCTGTTTCTCTTAAATCTAGTTCTTTAACACCTTTAGAATTTACGTTTATTGGTAGGCCCCCGATGCCTGATGCCATTTCTACTTTATCATCTGAACCCATCGCTCTACTAACTCTACCACCTTCAGCCATATTTCCTACATCTACTGTTTGATCATCGGCTCCTTCAACTAAGGCACTTATTCTTATATCATAATCTTCATCAGATTCATTTTCACCTTTAGGATATAATCTTCTAAATTGTACATCAAGTTGATCTTTTACCTGTGCTTGTCTTTGAGCAAAGTCCATATCTGATTCGCCTGGTTGTCTTTCTTTAGCAGCTAATAAACCAGTAATTACTGCACCAGCTCCACCTACTTTTAATGCATCTATCGCTGCATCCATACCTGTTTTTTTACCAGATAAATTCAAAAGACTTAAAGGATTTCCAAATCTACCCTCAGTTAAACCTAAACCAAAGAAAGGTTTACCACCAGCTAACATAGGTGCAAAGTTTAAAGCAGCTGCGGCTAGCAAAGGATTATCTTTAACACCTTTTACTACACTTTTAATACCTTTCTTAACTGACTTAACTAAACTACCTAAACCGTATTGTGCTCTACCGCCATAGGCCATAGATTTTTTTTCTAAAGTTTCTCTAGCTTCTTCAATTGCTTCTTGTTGATTAAAACCTCGTTCCATAAACTCTTCTACAAGTCTCATGAACTCTCTTTCATTCTCGTCCATAGAAGCCATTTTCATAGGTCTTAAATCACCCTTTAGTTTGATATCGGGTGCTCCTGCCATGAATTCTTTTGCTTTTTTAGTGTCTGTTAATGCCATAATTTTGTCTAAATTTAGTTTAAGGGCAGGCGTACTAATCCTGAAATATCACACTTTATTTGATTTTTTTAGTATCGTCAACCTGTTTTAAGTTGTCAAAGAACCTACCACAGAACTGATGTTCACCTACATGTGTTATATAATCCATGATATATAGATATACTTTACCGCCCATATCGGTCCATCTTTGACAAAAACCAAAGTCTTCACCAAAGTAACGCTTGGTGCTTGGATCATGTATCGTGTCAAATAAGTTATAAAAGTTTGGTTTCTTAACTTCTTTACCATTAATATTGGTAGGTTGGAATATCTGTAATTCAGGGTAATGTTTGATCATACCCTCTAATACAGTTCTTTTAATTAACATACATCCGGTTGGAGCATGTGTTGCCTCTACAATACCACCATTAGAATGTATAGCATTTTGATCTTCTAGTTTGATAGGGAATGTATATCCAGGTCTTCTTAATTGATCTTTGTTTTGAGCCTTATCTTTTTCTTGAAATATCTTATCCCAGTCTAATGACTTCATTGGATAAGGACATGCAATAACATCTTTGTCAGCTTTTAACATAGTTTCAATAGTTGCAAAGTCAAAGTCAATATCAGAGTCTATAAATAATAAATGTGTATATCCATCTTCATGATTTAACATTTCAGCTACACATAAGTTTCTACCTTGTGTAACTAAAGATGATTTCATCAAAGTAAAGCTAACTAATATTTTTCTCATTAAACAATCTTGTTGAAACTTTAATAATGCTTGTGTGTAATGAATAGAACACTCACTATGCACAGGTGTACAAACCATTATCTTCCAAGGCGACTTAGACTCTGGTTGAGGATCAGACAAATCTATAACTTCAGCTTTAGTTGTAGATTGTTGAATAGTTTGATACGTATCTTCGTTAAACCAGATAGGCTTATTTGGATTTTGCACTAATCACTCCTTTTAAAAATGTTGTCCATTGCATAGCTATTTTATTCCAATTGTAATAGATATGTGCGTATCTAGATTGAGAATCTAAATGATCGTGTATTTGTTTTTGATCTAACGTATAAGATGCTTGTTCTATACCAAAGCCAAACTTCTGTGCCATTGCTCTGTGATTAGAATCGTATGGTATGTACATTGGAAATTCTGCACCTGTTTCATATAAAGCACCAAAGTCATTGACGATACAATATAAACCTGCAGCCATACACTCTAATAATGATATACAAAATGTTTCTTCAAAGATACTAGGATAAACATACATGTGATAATTCTTTAAATTATCTTTTATGTATTGATTAGGTCTGTAACCAAGATAATTAACGTTAGGTAATTTTTCTGCTTGTTCGTAAAGCTCTCTATATTCATGATCGTTTTGATCGTAGAATTGTTTACCGTAAACTTCTGTAGATGAGTATACATCTAAAGTAACCAAAGGATTTTTTACTAATTGCATTGCACCTAACAATACAGATAAACCACGCCAAGGTGTGTTTTGATGTATTATCTTTATAGGCTGACCTTTTTGATATGGTTTAGCTTGTTCTATTTTATCAATACCATTCTTAATAACCACACATCTATTGGTTGGTATTTTAAAATGGTCTCTAAATTTTTCATACGTCCAATGTGAATTAAAAACATACCAGTCGTATTTATTATGATTAGCAGGATTACTAAACCAGGGAGCTAAGTTAGGTTGATCGTAAGAATTTTTTTGCCAAAGTATATTTGGTTTTGTTGGATGCAAAGGTATTTTTTCTGGTACCGAAGTGCAGATCTGCACTTGATCTAATAGATTTTTATCGACGTGTTTTTCTAAATACTCGAATTGTAATTCTGTTCCGCCCTTAGGGTTTTGGTTTCTTAGTATCATTCATCACTTTCTGGAAGACTTCTAAACCTTTATTAGTTACCTGCACAGTAACGTCTTGTACAATATCAGGTCCTTCTTTCTTCTCTTTATATGTTTCGCCAGTTTTTGTATTTCTATATGTTACTATAGTTGTACAATCTATTTTTGGTAAATTATCCGTTTTCATTCTGTCTATCTATTAATGCATAACTGACAACTACTTCTAGTTTGTTTGCCGTTTCTGCTTGAGCTTTTATAGCATCTCCTTCTTCTAAATTCAAGCCCTGTTCTGTTGCATTAATAGTGCTGGTTGCTGGTATATCCTTTCTAAAAAACTCTACATCTGTGCTTGCTGAACTGTCTCTAAGATCACAGTTTACGGTTACAGCTCCAGTGCTGTTGTTAGATATATACACAGACTTTACAATAGCCACTGCAGTGGTTGCTATATTTAAAATTGTAGTCATATTTGTATTAGTCAATATGACACTAGCGTTTTTATAATTTATACTCATGATAAAAAGTAATTAAACGCGTCCTGTTCGTTTTTCAAGTCTTGTTGAAAAGAAAAATTTAATTGATTCTGTAATGTAGTTAAAGATTCTAGTATCTGTCTTTGATTTTCTACATCGTATTCTTCTTTAGGTTCAGGTATGTAGTTTGTTACTTTAGCCATTATCTTCTCCTAGCGTATGATGCCTGTGAATAACTTGAAGATGGTGATGTATCCCTTCTCGATGTAGTTGGACTTGATCTAGAAGGTATACTACCTCTAGCTGTATCTCGATTTGTTGGTTGCATATTCATAATTCTTTGTCTGTTTCTTGTTTTAGCTGGATCATATGTAATTATATCCCCTTGAGAATCACCACTTCCAAGAAAGTCAGTTTCTTTTCTTCTTCTTCTTTTTTCTAAATAATCAACTAATGTTTTTGATTGACCAAAGTCTGTGTTACGTAATCTTTGATTTAAACTTCTGATACCACCTAAAGCATCACGACCTTGATTTAAAAAGAAGCTAGCTCCGGGTACAACAAAACCTAGTATAGCTCTAAATAAATCTGCTATACCACCTGATTTTTTATCTTCAACTACATCAGTCTCATCTTCATTAGCTGATTCTAAAAACTGAAAGTTCGTTCCTTGATCGCTTGGTGTATTTCGAGTAAAACCTTGTGCAATATCTACAGGAGTTCCAAAAGGAATTGCTGCTGATGATGACATAATACCTGTGTTAACACCCACGGGTGCTACAGTGTTTTTAAACGCTTCTAAAGGAGGAGTTGAACTACCAGGCAAAATAGGAAATTGATTTGCAGCATCCATTGTTGCCATAGATGTAAAAGGTAAATTATTAGTTTGTCCTACAGGTACAATTGAAATTGTGCCATCAGCGTTTACTATAGTTTCAAACATTATCTTCTTCCGTCCGGTTGTGCGTCTAATCTTAGTGTGCCATATCTCCAGGTTTCACCTGTACCATCGTTTTCTATCTTTATAGATACAAGTCTTCCTCTGGCTCTAGTGTCTACCTTATCAGTTGTTGACGTAACTGTAAAGGGTCCAAGTGGAGAACTTACAGCCACATCGTCTGGGTATGCACTAACCAATAAAGTAACTTTGGCATTACCAGTTTGATATTTAAAATCAGGTATAAATCGTCTAACAGCCATAAAAAACTCACCATCTCCTCTGTAATCCGCTACACCTGTTTGTTGACCAAGAGCGCTACGTCTTGATGTTATATCCCAATCTCCTGATCTAATAAAGGCAGGGATAGCTGTTGTCGCTGTGCTGTTGACTTGATCTGTTCCTTGTTCATGTTCATAATAAATGCTAGCACCATATTTATTTGTAATTCCTAATATATCAGGAAATACTGGTGTCAATGTATCATCGTAATCTGTAGCATATGGATTATCAAATACACTTTGATCTTGATATGTTGTTCTATCTAAAGAAGATGTTGTCCAACAATTTTCAGAATAATTGTAAGTTACGCATCTATCAATTTGAGTAGACCCTGCTTTAGGATAAAACCAATTTACTTCTGTATATAAATTATTTGCACCTGCAAAAACAACGTCTCTTGCATTAAAATTTAATCCAAGATTGTCTCCATCAGTGCTAAATACAAAATCTTCTACAAGCGATGGTAATGATTTTACGGTACCATCAAATGCAAAAAATCCACCTTGCGATCCCATCCAAAACACTGCTCCATTTACGAATGTAGCTGCGTGTTGACCAATACATCCACAGTTTGTACCAACCTGTCGTACACTAAATGTAAATGGTGGACCAACAAATTGAATAACATATGCAGCGAGATCAGTTATAACAAAAACATAATCTTTACCTTGAAGTGCTGCTCTTATTTCATTACCGGTATCTAATCTAAATGTACCAGCAGTGTTAGTTGCTGTCGGTGTGTATGTGTTTAAATCTTCTTGATCAGAAAATCTTACAAACATTGGGTCTTGTGATGAAGCACTACCAATAGTTGTTTCAGTTCCAAAATGAAATAAATGTCTGTCTCTATCTGATACTAATGTAAATCTAGTAGCTGTAGGATTATTACCTGTTGCAAAACCTGATGTAGTTAATGACGCTCTTGTTGATCGTGGATTTGATGCTCCTGCATTCCAAGTAAAAGTTTTACCATTAAGTATAGTTGCAACTAACACCTGACCAAAATTATCAAGACTCCAGTTTCCTGGATCTAGAGTTACAGAGCTTGTGGCTCGAGCCGTTCCCCAAGTTGATGTGCTCCATGTAGATGTGCCCCAACCAAATCCAGTCGTTTGTGTTGTTGGTCCAACTTCAACATATGGATTAACAGTTACAGCACCTGCTGCTGTCATACCAGATCCTCCTTCAGCACGTGAAGCTTGAACGGTAAATTTATCTACATCAGGTACAGTTAATATTTCATATGGTTGTTCTAATTCAGCTGCTGTAAAATCAGATGCGCCAGTCACTGTAACAGATGAAAGAGTTACATATCGTCCTACAGCTAAACCATGTGATCCTTTGTTAATAGTTACAGTTCGAGATGCATTAACAGTTGTTAATGTGCCTCCAGTAATAGCTGTATCTAAAGGAGTGATATCGTAAAAATCATTACCATAATATAAAAATAAACCTTGAGATGTTCCAATTGCAGAATATTTTTCCCCTGCAAAACTAGAAAATGCAACTTGTGCTCTAGCCGCTCCGGGTAGAGTCTTTTGAGCTGCTGTTAACTGCAACCAACCACCTATCTTTTCAGGTAATCCATATCTAAATCTTACAAAATCACCATCAGTCCATTGTCCCTCTGCCCCTGATTCTGTATCTTGTTTATTAAATCCTGCCTTGAATTTTAATTTTTGTAGCATATAGTAGCTTATATATTAATTTTATATAGAATGAAAGTATCATAATTATGGACCATTTGGAAGCCGTTGTGGAGTTGAAGAATATATTATGTCCTAAATTTATTGAAAAATTAATCCCCTTTATCAAACATAAATCTAAAAATGATTTAGCTATTCAACGAGGTTTAAATAAAAATATTAGAAATGTTAAAGGATATAGTTTATCTCTTAAAATTCCCACTGACATATTTTATTGGAACTATATTAAAAGTGAAATAGAAAGATTGTATATCCATTACAAAGTTAAGTTTCCTAAAATGTTAAGTAATAAAATTAATCAAATAGATTTATTAAAATATAAACCTGGTGGTAAATATGAAATACACACTGATCACTTTTCAACTGCTCCTAGACATCTTAGTATTATAATGAATTTAAATGATGAATATAAAGGTGGGGATTTAATTTTTACAGATCAAAAAAATTTTGAAATTAAAAGATTAAAATTAGATAAAGGATCTATTGTATTTTTTCCAAGTAATTTTATGTATCCACATATGATAGAACCTATTACAAAAGGAACAAGATATAGTATAGTAGCATGGCTTCAATAAATTATAAACTGATAAAAAATTTTTTTAATAATAATGAGTTAAAAGTTTATCAAAAATATTGTTATAATAAATTAGATGCGAATAAAGATTTTAAAATTGATCCGCAATCATTTTCACCCTCATGGTATAAAGATTCACTCATGACTTCTTTATTAGATACAAAATTATCAACAGTCGAGAAAGAATCTAATTTAAAATTGTTTCCAACTTATGCATATTGGAGATATTATATATTTGGCGCTACGTTATCAAAACATAAAGATAGACCAGCTTGTGAAATATCAGTAACCGCTTGTATAAAAAAATATGATAATTGGCCAATTATAATAGAGAAAGATTCTTTTGAATTAAATGAAGGAGATGCTATTTTATATAGAGGTTGTGATCATTTACATGGAAGACCAGGTATTTACAAAGGAGAGGGAATGGCTCAAATATTTTTGCATTATGTTAATCAAAAAGGACCAAATAAGGAGCACGCGTATGACAATGTTAGAAAAAACAGTTAATATAAAAAATTTTATTGGAGTATATGATAATTATATTACTAAAGAAGAATGTAATAAAGCTATTAAATTATTCGAAAATCAAAATAAATTTAATAATACAGTTAATAGAATAGGTTCTGAAAAATCTTCCATTCTTACAAAACAAGATCAACAATTTTTTGCTTTTGGAAATAATGTAGATGTTTGGTGGGAAGAATTAAAACCTATGATGTTTAATTTTGATTTAGCTTGGAAACATTATATAAAAAATGTAGGCGCAGATGATGCTTATAATGGAGGACCATTTTATTATACCTCTTTAAAAATTCAAAAAACTTTACCTACAGAAGGATATCATGTTTGGCATGTAGAACACGGAAAAGGATTTCAAAATGAGCCTAGAGCTTTTGTATTTTCTGTGTATTTAAATAATGTTGAAGATGGAGGAGAGACAGAATTTTTACATTTTTCAAAAAGAGTAAAACCTAAAACGGGCAGAATAGTTATTTGGCCAGCTGCTTTTCCGTATTTACATAGAGGAAATCCACCTTTATCAGGTGAAAAATATATTTTAACTTCTTGGATGATGTTACGATGAGTATGATGTAGGTCTTGCACCTAATCTAGCTATTTTATCTTCAGGAGTTTCACCCTCAACATTGTCGTTGTCCCAATTCGATTGCAATTGAGATAAATGAGCTGCATCCCATCTGTTAGTAAAATCTGAAAAATCACCTAAATTAGAGTCTTCCCAAGAAGAGTGAGGAGTTGAATCTCTATACTCAACAGTATCACTAGCATTTGCTGTTCCATATTGAATAGCCCAAATGTTTGACCATTTAGCTAATCCCCAAAAATCATCATCATTAATTTTATACGCAGTTCCAGCAGCATCACCACTTTGTTTGATAATTTTTTTGTCTTCCATTATTACTGTCCATACTGCACTTGTTGCCATTTTTTCTCCTACGTCTTGATTATGTAAATAATTGTTAAATAAGGTTGAATAACCGAAGTTGAATCACCTGTAAAAGTTGCACTCATGTTGTGAGAGTGACCTGTACCTGAACCAGCATTACCTGTATTTCCACCAGGTGCAGGGTTTGCTCCCATTTGAAATAAACCAGCACCACCCGTATTTGATCCTGTAACAGGGTGATCATGAGAAGCAAGTTGTGATTCTGATAAAGTTGCATTAGCTGTTGAGCCACCGACGTTTCCAGTAGATTGAACTGTGTTTGCTCCACCAGTTGATGCTAAAGCTTTAGTTCCAGATTTACCCATTGCAACGTTGTCTTGCAAATCAGGTAAGTTAAAAGTAGATGCACCATCTCCAGCTCCGTAAGTTGTACCTACGATTGCAAATAATGCAGAGTAAGTTGATCTTGAAACTGCTGCTCCATTACATTCTAAGAAACCTGATGGCACTGAAGAAGAAGACCACGGCACAATAGTAGCCGTAGGTATACCTTCGATACCTGTAAGGTTTGCTCCGTCGAAATCGTATCTTGTTGCTTCGTAATTTGACATCTATTATTTCTCCTTATACGTCCAACCTGTTGTTGCATCTCCTGAAAATACTAAACAAAAAGCTGCGCCTTGTGTATTGACTACTAGATCAGATGCTGCATTAGCTATATTAGATCCATTTCTTCCAACAGTCAATGCGTTACTATCAAAATCATAACCCTGATCCACGAATGAGACTTCATCTCCCGTAGCAGGTGAGGCTGGTAGTGTAATTGTGACCCCTCCACCATTTGTATTTACTAAAAGTTGAGCACCAGCTTGAACTGTTTCAGCAGCTGAAACTGCTCTCCAGTTTCTTTGCTCAGATAATTTTACAACGTTTGTACCATCAGAATACAATACATAGTTATTTCCTTCACATAAAAGGACACCTGTACCTGATGATGTTTTGAAAGTTAAAGTGTTTCCTGCATGATCACATGCGTTTTGTACGTTATAAACTTTTTCAATTGAATCTGGAATAGATACTGTTCTGTTAGCTGCTAAAGTTCCTGTTAATTTAATAACATCATTTTTACCATTTGATAAAGCACCATTAGTAAAAGTTAAAGATCTATTAGCATTAGTTAAGTTAAAAGTTGTAAAACCACCAATAGCTTGTTCTAAAATTAATAAGTTTGTATTTGTAATTTGACCCCAAGTTCCCGAGTTTTCACCGGTTGCTTGAACTGTAAGTTTTAGGTTAGCAGATGTAGAATTTGCCATTTTTTAATTCCTTATTTGTTCATTTTATTAAAAATATGAGTTTCTGTCAAACTCATTATGCAGCTACTTCCTGCCATCCAGGAGGATCTAAAGGCGCTGAACCTGTATTTACTTCGTTCCAGATTAGAGCATTACCATTTCCTTGTGCCATAGTCAAGCTCAAACCTGTTAATTGAATATCTATGTGAATATTAACGGAAACTGAAGCTAATTGATTATTCATTGAAATTCCAGTTACTGGAATTTCTTGACCAGGAACACCTACTGCTGTTCCTAAAGCAGCTGTCATTGCAATTCCTGAAGGAGATGCACCTGCACCAGCTTGACCCACAAGAGTTCCTAAATTAGCAACTGCTAAATTTCCAGTCACAGCAGCATCTGGCGCTGGATCTACATTACCAAGAGTTACGTTAGCTATGTTTAAAGTATTAAGAGTTAAAGTTGCATCACCAGTGGCTGCTAATGTTCCAGTGGCTGCTGTCATCGCTATACCAGTTACGTCTACATTTGCAAACTGACCTTCAACACCCCATGCATTTACATTCCAACCTTGTCTACCCCAACCTGTTTGGTTAAATGCATCTACAGATCCAAGACCCATAGACATTGCAATACCCGTAGCCATTGCATCAGGACCAGCGTCAGCTACTCCCTCCGCTGCAGTTAATGCAACACCTGTTGGAAATACTTTTGTTTGAATATCAATGGTTGGAGAACCAAGAGTAGTTGTTATAAGTTGATTGTTATTTGTAGATGGACCAGTGTTTACACTGATATTTATTTGTTCATTACCTAATGTGGCTGTAATAGGAAAGCCTGTTAAAAGAACATTACCAGCAATACCCCAAGCGCCATCATTCCAGTTGAGTCTACCCCAACCAGTATTAATTTCACCAACGGTTGTCTCGTCACCTAAAGATGCAGTAAGAGCGATACCCGTAACTGTAAAAGTTGGGTCCGCTGAATCGTTCCATTGGTTTTGACCCCAAAAGCCAGTACC